TCTACACGCAGTTATAACTAACGGCGCTCAAGTAAGACGAAGATGGAAACATTACGATTTGTTTGACAAAGCTCCAGGAACTTCACCGTTTGTACAAGCAAAAGGTGGTTCAGGAGATGAATTGCATATCGCAGTTGTTGACGAAGACGGCGAAATATCAGGCACAAAAGGTAGTGTTTTAGAAAAATTTGAAGCAGTTTCAAAAGCTTCAGACGCTAAAACACCACAAGGCGATAAAAACTATTATCCAGATGTAGTCTATAATAAGTCTAGTTACATTTACTGGATGGACCATAACGCTTCAGGTTCAAACTGGGGTAATACGGCTTCCGGAACAACTTTCACTAGTGTTACAACAATAAGTGCTGTATCATTAGCAAGTGGTTCAGATGGAACAGCAGCAACTACAGGTCAGAAATTAACTGCTTATCAGAAATTTCAAGACGGTGAAACAGTTGATGTTGGTCTAATCATGGCGGCTAATGGTGACGCAACACATATAGACAACTTAATTACAATTGCAGAAAATAGAATGGACGCAGTTGTATTTGCTTCTCCAGAGAGAAGTGATGTTGTTAATGTAGCAAACGCAAACACACAAAAGAGTAATGTAGTAGCATTTTTCAATGGTATTCGTTCATCTTCTTATGTTGTATTTGATAGTGGTTACAAATATATGTACGACAGATATAATGATATGTACAGACATGTACCTTTAAACGGAGATATTGCAGGACTAGCAGCGAGAACTGATTTAGTTGCAGACGCTTGGTGGTCACCAGCAGGTCTTAATAGAGGTATTATACGAGGAGCAGTTAAACTTGCTTTTAATCCAACTAAAGCACAAAGAGATGAATTATACAGAGCTAGAGTAAATCCTGTGTCAACTTTCCCAGGACAAGGTACTGTATTATTCGGTGATAAAACTGGATTATCGGCGCCTTCAGCATTTGATAGAATCAATGTTAGAAGATTGTTTATCGTATTAGAAAAGGCAGTAGCAACTGCTTCTAAATTCCAATTGTTTGAATTCAATGATGAATTTACAAGAGCGAACTTTAGAAACATTGTAGAACCTTTTTTAAGAGAAGTACAAGGTCGTAGAGGTATCACAGACTTTTTAGTAGTATGTGATGAAACTAATAACACAGGCGAAGTAATTGATAGAAATGAATTTATTGCTGAGATATTTATTAAACCAGCAAGAAGTATCAACTTTATCACATTACAATTTATCGCTACTAGAACTGGCGTCAGCTTTGACGAAGTTGCAGGTTAAGGGTAGAATAGGAGAATAAAAATGGCAAACATTAATGACTTCAAAGCTAAACTTGCAGGCGGCGGCGCAAGAGCCAATCAGTTTAAGGTTACAATGCCTTTTCCTGGTTACGCACAAGTTGGTGGCGAAATAGAGGACCTTGCTTTCTTATGTCGTTCAACATCATTACCAGGTATGACTGTACCTAGTTTTAATGTTCCTTTCAGAGGAAGAGCGATTAAAATAGCGGGAGATAGAACAATTGAAGATTGGTCGGTTACTTGTTACAATGATACAGATTTCAAATTAAGAAACGCATTTGAAAGATGGTCAAACGGTATCAATAACTTGACAGATAACGAAGGCTTGACAAATCCAGCGGATTATCAAGTTGACGCATTTGTTGACCAATTGGATAGAAACGGCGCAACAATTAAGAGTTACACTTTAAGAGGTGTATTCCCTACAATTATTGCACCGATTGAATTGACATATGACGAAGCTACAGCGATTGAAGAATTTGCTGTTACTTTAGCATATCAATACTTTGAAAGTAACACTACTACATAGTATATAAATATTAAGTAGTAAATTAAAGGAAGTAATATTATGGCTGAATTATTTGGATTTTCTATCACTCGTTCTAAAAAGACGGCGGATCCAAAACAAAGCTTTACACAACCTCAAGCGGATGATGGTACACAAACCATCGCCGCTGGGGGTTATTTTGGTCAGTACCTTGACATGGAGGGACAGGCCAAAACAGAGCAGGACCTAATAAGAAGATATAGAGAAATAGCATTACACCCCGAGTGTGACATGGCGATAGAGGATATTGTCAATGAAGCAGTTGTGGCTAATGAGTTAAAGGATGCTATCCGTCTTCAATTAGACCAGGTCCCCTTTGGTACTGAAGTTAGACGAAAGATAGAAGATGAGTTTATAGAAGTATTAAGGTTGATGAACTTTAATACAAAAGGTCACGACATATTTAGAAGATGGTATGTTGATGGCAGAATTTATTATCACAAGGTAATAGATAGAGAATCACCTAGGAAAGGTATCACAGAGTTAAGATACATTGACCCTAGAAAAATCAAAAAAGTTAGAGAAGTAAGAAAGAAAAGACCAGACGGTCCAATGCCTCACGGCTTAAGTATCGTTGATGAGTTTGAAGAGTATTACTTGTTTAATGAAAAAGGAATTGCAGGTACAACATCTGGTGGTATTAAGATTGCACCAGACACAATTTCGTTTGTACCATCTGGAATGATTGACCAAAATAAAAATATGGTGTTATCATATTTACACAAAGCAATCAAACCAGTTAATCAATTAAGAATGATTGAAGACGCAACTGTTATTTACAGAATCGCAAGAGCGCCTGAAAGAAGAATATTCAAAATTGATGTAGGTAATTTACCGAAAGTAAAAGCTGAACAATACTTACGAGATGTTATGGCAAGATATAGAAACAAACTTGTTTATGACGCCTCTACTGGTGAAATCAGAGATGATAGAAACTATATGAGTATGTTAGAGGACTTTTGGTTACCAAGTAGAGAAGGTGGTAGAGGTACGGATATTACTACACTACCAGGCGGACAAAATCTTGGAGAAATTTCTGATATAGAATACTTTAGAAGTAAACTTTATAGAAGTTTAAATGTTCCTGCTAGTAGATTAGAGGCGAGTCAAGGTTTTAATCTTGGTCGTTCAACTGAAATTACTAGAGATGAACTTAAATTTACAAAGTTTGTTCAAAGATTAAGAAAGAAATTTACAGAGTTATTTAATGATATATTGAAAACACAATTAGTCTTAAAAGCCGTTATTACGGAAGAAGATTGGCACACATTAAGAGACCATATTCAATATGATTTCTTACAAGACGGACACTTTGCAGAATTAAAAGAGTCTGAAATGTTAATGGAAAGATTGAGAGTTGCCGATTCTATGAGAGATTATGTTGGTAAATACTTTTCTGTTGAGTATGTAAGAAAGAATGTATTACGACAAACAGATAGAGATATTGATAAGATTAATAAACAAATTAAGAAAGAAATTGATGACGGTATTATCGCTATGCCAGACGCAGGCGAATTTACTAGAGAAGTCAAATAGGAGATAAAACATGAGTGAGAAAATTGCAAAATTTGTTGATGACTTGGCAAATGGAAACAATGCAGACGCAGGCGAAGCTTTTAAAGACGCTTTAAGAGCTAAAGTTGCAGATGGTTTAGACCAAGCTAGAGTTGATATAGCAGGAAAAATTTTTAGTGATACTGGAGAGGCACAACCTTTCAGCGACCCTAAACCTGTTGTAACTGACCCAGCACCTGAAACTGAAACAGTTATGGATACGCAAGGCAATGAAGTACAGTTTACAGACAATGGTAACGAACAACCTAAACCAGAGGCAGAGGTTCCAAATGTTGAAAGTCAACCAACTACTTAAACCAAATGTAGTTGACACGAATACTTTTAGTCAGTTACCACCTAAACATAAAGAGGTGGTAAATGACTTTTATAATCAAGTTGATTATGATAATAATGATGTTGTAAGAGAAGTTGAAACAACCATAGATAAGGTTGCTCTTAAACATGATGTTAAAACAGATATTGTTTATGATTACATAGACAAGGAATTAGGAGTATAAAAATGGCATGGGTAGATGTACCAGGTTCAAGTAGTGTTTGGCAGTATGAAAATTCTGCTACAGCGGCTAATACATATTCAGATTCAGGCGCAGGTGCAAACTCAGCTTTTTCTGGTGGTGTAAGAACTTATACTAAACCAGGTGGTGGTACAGTAAAAGTCTATGCTAGATGTAGAAAAAAAGGTACTACAGTAGAGAGAGGTGAGTTATCAAAGACTTACTATGACGCACAATAATGACAATAGTTTCTACACAATTGGTTGATGACAACTTTAAAGTAATTAATAAAATTACTGGTGCTCGTAATGAAAACGAAAAACTAATTGAGTTGGATAATTTAAAAGGTTCTACTAATGAATCAGAAATATCAATCGCTAATGCATATTACGAAGTAGAAGGCACAGGCACGGTAAAATTAGCATTTGGTGATGATAAAGAAATAAATATGATAGGCATAGACAATTATGGTCTAAAGCCTACCGAAGATAAAATTAAAGGCACCGGTGACATTAAGATTACAACGGATGGAAATGTTGATAAATTTAGTTTAATGTTAGAGTGTCACAAAGAAAAGGGTTTTAGTGTATAAAAATTATGGCAAAAGATGAAATAAGAGTATCTAGTGAATCGGCTGTGAGCATGCCAATGAAGAACCTAATCGCTATAGTCGGAGCCGTGGCTATGGGAGTGTGGGCATACTTCGGGGTTATAGAGAGATTAAACCGATTGGAAACGAATACAACATTGTTAACAAAAGATTTAGAACAGGCCGAAGAAGCGCTTGTAACTGATATAGAAAAGAATAATGAATTTAGGATTAAGTGGCCAAGGGGAGATTTAGGTTCTCCGCCTGCCGATTCCGAGCAATTCATGTTAATAGAATTTTTGAGTGGCCAAGTGGAGGCTATCCAAACTGAACTTCAAGGAATGATGAACAATAAGGTCAACATTGAGAGGTTACAAAAGGATATGCAGAAAGCTTTGGATGATATTGA